GTCATTTGGCAGCCTCAATACAAACCGCACAAGATTTTATAAATCTTGAATGCTTCGTACATACAATCGGCTCAATTATCTTATCTTCAAGATATTGTGCCATTCTTGCTTCATCTTTTAACCATTGTTCTTCATCCTCTAATATAATTGGTTCTTTACATTTACAAAATTTACCAAAAACTTTTTCTATTAGAGATCTTATCCATTTAATCATTTTTTCTCCTTAACAATTCCCCAGCTATTATCTTTAGGGCCGGGCTTCGTTTCTTCTACTCCATAAAACATTTTGTCCGTGTCTTCTACTATCCAACTTTTGCCTTCTACATCCCAATAAGTTGTCTGAACCTTGTAGTCTGGCCAAGATCCTGTGTCCGTTGTATAATTATTAACGTGCCAAAGAATCCTGTTGTTGGGCTGAGCTGCATAGTTGCCATTATCTAAGGCAAGTATGTGAGCACATTTGTGCTCTTGCGGAATCTCAGAATGCTCCGTATTTAGTATATTAGTCTCTGGGTGAGCCCAGTCAATAGTAAAAAGGTACTGACCTGGATAAAAGATTTTATCTTTTCCGCTAAACTTTGCGTCTAAACCAGCCAGAAAATCAAAGCAATGAACACTAGGCCAATAACTAAAACAATTCCACAATTGTAACGCATCAACTGGCATATCCGGTGCTTCAGATCTAGAAAAACGCTTTTGAAAAAATGCCGAGATAGGTAGACGCCAAAAGACTGCACCGTTTGGCAGCATAATGTGAAATAAGAGTGCGCGGCCTGATATAGACGCAACACCAAAGATAATACATTCTTCTTCTTCTCCCTTATGTAATTTAAAATCATATAAATACTCCTTCCTTATTTTGCAATAAATGGGGGGTATGTTTGCATTCAAATAGGCCATTTTTATTTGCTCCACCAAAGAATAATAGTTTTTCTATCATTGTTTTTAACACGTTTAACCCCGTGGTATACTTTTTGACCATCAAAAATTGTCAACATACCCTTTTTTGGGCGTATTATTATACCACCTTTTGTTACAAATTCACCCCCTAAATAATTATCATTTAAATAAATTAGACTGTTGTATTTAGTTTCTTTTCTACCTTCGTCTGAGTGATTATGTAATTTGGAAAAGGAGTTTATATGCCAATTTTGTAATTGACAACTGTTTATTTTTAAATTTAATCTTAGTTTTCCTCTAATAAAAGATTGAACTTTTTTTACAATTGGATCGTCTGTTAGTTCTTTGGTTCGTATATCCCAGGGTTGGGGTTCTTCGTGATGTCCTAAGTCTTTTATTTTTTTATAATACCTATCGCATTCAGCAGGAGAGAGAAATTTCTCGTAGGCATAAACTTTGTCGCCTGATGCCTGATACAACATAGCTTAAAAAATTTGACCCCAATTCGGACCCCGTTCATAATCAACTTTATTAGGTACTTCTAGATCCACGCACTCTCTCATTATACGAATAACTTTTTTAGCTGTTCCGTGAATAGGAATAGAGATATCTAGTTCATCGTGTACTTGTATATGGGGAACAATACCTTCTTTATGTAACTCTAGCATAGCTTTCTTTGTCATATCTGCAGCTGATCCTTGAATCAGTTTATTTAAGGCTTTATAAGTAAAGGCTCTTCGGGAAGTATTTTTATGCCAATAATTTTTTAGGGGTTTTCCTTTGGCATCATCTAAAATTTTTCCCTCTTCATCTTTTAAAAATTCGCCCATTTCCTGCAGTTCCAACATTCTTTCTTTGTCCTCAGCTCTGACATATGTTCCCCAGTCTGTTCCTCTTAGTATGGGTTCATACTTAGGAAATCTACATTTACGACCTAACAATGTTTTTATTTGCCCCCGATCTTGTGCAACACTCATAACTTTATTTGTTAATTGTTTTATGAATGGAACTTTATTATGGTACTGTCTGAATAATTCATCAGCTTTTTCTTTTGATACTCCAAGCTCCGCTTGAAGTTTTGCTTTTCCCATTCCATAAAATAAACCAAGATTAATAGTTTTGGCTTGTGATCTAGGTATGTCAGCCATATCGGCTACAATTTGGTGAAAGTCTGTGCTGGTGTCTGTGTCATATGCATCAGCGATTGGATTAACCGAAGGTAAATCCAGTTTTAAAGCATAATGTGCAACTAATCTTGGTTCCTGTTGCGAGTAGTCAAAACATCCCCACGTACAACCGTGTTCCGGTAAGAATAAACTTCTTATTAATGGTCCTATTTTTGGATCTCGTGCAGGAATCTGTTGTAAATTTGGATTTGAATATGAAAATCTTCCAGTTACCGTTCCTCCATCGTCTGATCTAATTTGATTTATATCTGCGTGGATTCTACTTTTATGTTCGAATCGTATTATAGAATCTATAAAAGTTGTTCTAACCTTGTTTATTTTTCTAGCTTCTGCTATCATCTGAACTACAGGATGTTCGTGATTTGTCAAAAAGTTTTTAGTAAAGGAAGGTTCTTTTGATTTTAGAGTTCTATCATAAGGTAATTTTAATTTGTCAAAAAGTTTGGAGATGGACCGGGCAGCCATTAATTGAATGTCTTGGCCTGTTTCTTTTTTTATTTTGTGGAGTAACATTTCTTCTTCTATTTCTAGCTTTCGCTTTAGTGTATGAGCTTTTTGAACGTCTACTCTTACCCCAAGAAACTTCATATCAACAAGACAAGGAAAAAGATCGGTCTCAAGATTAAAAATATCCTGTAAGTCATTCTCAATAATAATTTGTTTTACACGTTGCCATAATTCAAGAGTTAATTGAGCATCTTGTTCTGCATATGATCCAACTTCCATTGCAGGTAGTCTCCACATATCTTTTTTAGGATCTAATCCTCTGGACTTAGCCGCTTCATTTAAAGTTTTTTCATTTTTTCCACGGTTTAAATATACCCAGGATAAAGTATTTAATGTATATGAAAATCTATTCTCATCTATTAGAGAGCACGCAATCATTGTGTCCACAATTAAACCATTAATTTTTAATCCTAATGATCTAATCCAACATACGTCATACATAGCATTATGAAATATTTTAGTAGCCGGACATTTTAAAAGATCTTCAAACCAGGTTAATACTTGTTTACGATTCAGATTAGGACCTGTTCCGTGTGCTATTGGATAATATCCTTTCCAACCATCTACAGCTACAGCAATTCCAACAACTTCACCATTGCGTATAACAGAACCTGATCCTTTAGATTTTAAATCTGGATCTCTTGTTTCTAAGTCTATTGCAATTTCATCACACTGTCTTAAGTCTGGAAATTCTGTAGGTTCCACCCACTCGGTCTGGGGAACTAACATTTATAGTCTCTCTCAAGAATCATTTCTAAAAAGTGAATAGCTTTCAATATGTCTTCCTTTTTTCCTTTCAGTCTGTGACGACAGATGTATTTTATAGCGCATCCTTCTGGGAAAAGCAATTCATTCTCAACTACAAATTTGCTAGGTTGAATTTTAAATTTCTGATAATGAGACCCACCGTGTTGTTTATTCCAAACTGATCCTTTAAGCATTACATTAATCCTTTTTTTCTTAAATTATGAATTGGATTTTTTAAAGACTCTACTTCTTTTTTATGAACCAGATTATCATACTGATGATCCTCTTTCTCTCGAGCGAGTTCGGCCTTCAGTTCTTCATTCTCTTTTTGTAGAGCATTCAATCTTCGTTCTTCTGTTTGTCGTTTTGATTCTTGATAAGATTCTTCTAGTGTTTTCTTTTCTTTCTCGGCTTCTTCTAAAAAGTCATTCATAATTTATATCCTTTCCTTTTAATTCTTGCTTTTAATTTAAATAAATTATTTCTTGCTCTTGTGGTGGCTACATACCACACTCTGTGTTCTTCGTCCATTTTATCTTGACTCCTTTTTATTGCTTTATTTATTTTATCTCCCATATCTAAACAAAGTATAACGTTATCTTCTTCGCCTCCTTTTATTGCGTGAATAGTGGAGATCCATATGCGAGCAGGTTCATTTAGTTTTTCATTATTTTCTAAGAGTCCTCTTATATAATCTTTTTCTTTCACATCCGCTTGAGTAAATGCATCATACCAAGGTTTGTGAACATCCATTATTTCGTCACGTAAAATAAATTCAGCTACATCTTTAAGTTCTTTTTCCTCTAGTGTCTTTCCCTTAGTCCAATCAGTATAA